CTGAACCACCAGCAGCGGAACCAATTTCCAGATAATTCTCAATGGTATCATCCAGCATCGCTTTGATGCAGGGAGCCAGTTCGTCAGGTACTTGTTGAGCTTGGACACCGCCCTCGAAACTTCCGCCAAAGGTACCAAGATGATCTGAGCCTGAATCGAGAATAAACTGCTCGATATCCGATTTTGGGCTAACAAAATTTTCCGCTAATTCTTCAGCGGAGGGAGTCGTTGATTCTTGAAATTCTTTTTTCTTAGCCATTGTATTCTCCTCTCTATTTTTCGATTAATTGATTTTCCCAAAACGATCCCCATCGCTTCGCTACATGATTATCGTTTCGTTTGCAGATTTCAGCATAGTTGAGCTGCCCATCGCGCTGCATATCCATAAAAGTTTGAGAACCAAAATGATGCAGGTAAACATCTCTGGCAATTGCGACCTTGAATCCTTTGGAGCGAGCGCGTAAACACCAGTCAAGCTCTTCTCCGCTGCATGGCCAGAGTGATTCATCGAAAGCACCAAGGGTATCAAATAAGGATTTTTTAAATGCCATGCAGAATCCGATCACCCAATTTACTTCCTGAAGGACTCCCAAGTTTTTCTTTCCCCACTCCAAAGCAACTTTATTTAGCTCAAATTCATTATGATAGGTGGGCAGAACAACTTGCTGTCGGCCAGCACAGTAATTAGTTACCGGCGCAACTATATCACAACGCTCAAGAGATAGAGATAATAACGATGCCCATTCAGGCGTAACAATTACATCGTTATTCAGCAGAATAATAATATCGCCATTGGCTGCGGCAATACCTTGATTAACTGCTTTTGGGAAGCCGAGATTTTCAGAATTGCGGATAAAAGAAATATCAAACATGGAAATAATGTCGGCATCTTTTAATTTGCTTTCGGCCATAGGATCGGAGCCATTATCAACGATAATAATTTCGTAAGGAATTTCTGTATTGGCTCGAATAGAGTCAATGCAATCTCTGGTCATTTCTAATTTGTTGAACACCGGAATAATAATCGATACCATAATTTTCCTTTCTTAATTTAAAGATAATCTAATAGAAAAATCAACAGCCCAATGCTTAGTTTTTACTATCGAGCCATCAGTAAGCAAAACATCTTCAGTCAATGTTACCAAGTTTTGAAAGCACATTTTTTCCATTGTGTAACCAGAAACCACCAATATCTTGTCATCAAAAATTGCAATCAGCTTCCCGAGAATATCAGAGACTTCAGCAGCACTCGGCAGGCTTGAATATATAGAAAACTGTATAGTAGTGTCAATACAATTTTCAGTAAAACTTTTATCAGGAGTGCTGGTCACAAGCTGGAATACTATATATGGAAACTCAGAGTCCTGTGGAGCTTCATCGAGAAATAATCGGCCACCAATTACTGATTCTAAGCTGGTGCCAACAGTGGCAGAAATAATTGCAGTAAATAGTGCAAAGATATTCATTAGCTCCCAACCTCCAAAGCGTTAAGCGACAAGTATTCGTTTTTCTCTTTCGGATTTATTATTCCAGCAATAGAAAAATATCGGTTGCCAAATTTTACGCGCCAAGTGCTTTTAAAAGGAACGCGGTATCTTATTTTGATTTCATGCGTAGCACTGATTCCAGACTGCTTGGCATCTTCTTTACGCTTAGCAGATAAAGGATTGATAGCTGCCCATACCGAACAAATAGCTATGTATGAATTTACGTAGCCGCCAGCACCATCGCTAATTTTTGTTGGAGCTTGAATATCAATATATTTGTTTAGTTCACCGATAGCCATTATAATTCTCTCCAGAGTTTATATGGACAAGCAATGCTTTGCACCGTTGGATTCAGTTGATAGTTACGGTTCTGTTCTAAGACCTGCGCTTCTCGGTTTGCATAGAGATCGGCAAGTATCATTTTTATCATGGTTTTAATGGTTCTCAGCACAAGCGCTGCTGTAGCCCACCCACAAACAAAAGTAATCGTGATTGGGTTAGAAGTATATAGCGAAGATGTTGGCCATGACTTGCCGTAAGGCAGAATAAGCCCACCATATCCTTCACCATTCTTTTGCACGATGTAATCAGTGTCTTCAACCAAAACTGTTTCGACACCATTATAATCTTTATACTTAACCTCGGTAACACTTATTAGATTTCCAAAGGGAAGCCATATCCTCTTGTCTTTTGACCAATCGCATAAATACAATTCCCACGTAGAGCTAATAATTTGTCGGCGGAGATATGCTTCCGCATATTCTCTGCTGGCAACAATAAGGTCAGTAACTAAAGAATCCTCTGAAGTAGTCGATGCGTTTACTATAACATCAACACTAAACTCACATGCAGCCACAAGCACTTTTGCTACGACTCGCAGGTATTGTTTAGCTCCGGTATATGCTTTCTCTTGGATTGCGTTATCGTTTGCCGCCGTGACCTGAGTGAATGCGCCACTGGTAACATCGGTATAGGTAATATCATCATCAGAATCCTGAAGCTTTGCATCAATGGTTCCGCCAGCGCCGACTGTGCCTGCATTAAGATTGACAATAGCAGTCTTGCCGAGAACATCGATTCCGGTTCCAAGCAAATAATAACCGGCAGAACTAAAGGTAGGAAATGCAGCACCTTGATCTGCTGCGGAGGTTCCATTAGAAATTACTTCGCCTAATGTAAATGCGCCGGAACGATTATAAACGTAATATGTTTTAGTTGTTAGGACAGTAGCAATTTTACAGGTTTCGTGACTTGTTGCTCCAGTGAGTGTATCACCAGCTACCCAAGCACCGGCAGGAGCTACATCGAGAGTAAGTAGTTCATAGATAGAATGATTGCCAGGAACTATCGATTGAAAGCTTCCGATATTACCGGCGAAAGTTTCGGAATCGAGTTTCAGGTGCATTTTCGCTTCGGCTAGAGTAATGGGTTCTTCTGTGGGCAACACGGTTTGTTTGGCGTTCATCTTTTCACCTTTCTAGATTTACGTTTTTTTCGTTTCTGGCGCAGAGCTTCTTCTCGCAATTTTACAGTTGACGTTTTCATTTTACCTCATTGGTATTGACTGAACTTGTTTTTGTTTCTATTGCGGTAGTTGTTGATGTATTAGCCGATGGTCTATCAGCAAGAATGCTTCCAACCTTCCCCGCAATTACCAATCCGGCGAAAGCATATACACCAGCAGGAATATCCTGAATTTCGCGGCAGTAAATACTGACAACTAACCAAGTATAGAGAATCGTAAGCACAGTAATCACCGAAAGGAAAACGCCGGAAGATACTGTCGGGTCCTTAGAGTTCATCATTCTCGCAAAAAAATCTTTCATGGCAGTTCTCCTATTTCCCACCGTAACAAATTCCTGTCTTCTCCCATTCGAGAGAATAAGCGATAAGCTTTAATGTATTCGATACCATCATTTTGACTGGCCACTTGGTATAGCAACTGGCTTTTCCAGTACCGGCCTTGCTGGCTGTGGACAATACTTGTCCACCGGCTTTTGCACCACTGTCTGAGTCTTGGTACACGATATCGACAACATGGCCGCCATTATTAAAATACTCAACAATATTACAAAACGTTTTACCATATGCGCCTCCCACAAATAATTCATCATTTATTTTTTCAATGCTGTTCATCATGATCTCGGCATCCGCAATGATCTGCTGTTGATCGGTAACAGTTTTTTTAATTGCTGCAATCACGTTCTCATAATCCTTTACCTGACCATTCAAGGCAGCAATGGTTTTATCATTATCTAAGATTGTCGCAGCCTGTTTTGTAATTGTGATCTCTTTATTCTTTAACTCTACCCGCTGCCAGAGATACAGCCCAGAAGCAGATAGGGTTAAAGCGGCCAATATCATTAAAATTATATTCTTAGGATTTAGGTACCACATTGTAATAATCCTCCAATCTTGATCGTCTAACTAGTTTCCCTCAACTGGAAATGAGGATAATCTTTTTTCTTGGCTGTCCATGAACCACCCCACTCGAGGCCACAGCGCTCACCGATTGCACCGGCCTCGGCATAATCAGGAATCTGGTCATCATTGACATCTACTTTTAAATCCCATGTCGGCTTTTTGTCTTTAAGAATTACAATATCAAAAGCTTTCCGCTGAATATGCAAAGATTTATGAGTCCATGTAACAATTGCACCTGGTTTAGATCGGCCTTGCTCATACAAAGCATCTTGTTCTTCCTGTGATCGATATGTGCAAGTTATATTGTAAGGAATGCCAGCTTCTTTCATTGCGGCATCAAAATTTAAAAACAATAATTGCATTTCCGGTAACAATTCTTTGTAATCACGACTTGACATTTACAGCCCTACTTTCTATTTTTATTTTTTGCTGTCCTCAAGGTGTTTACTCATCTGGATGCGAGTAAACTTTGCTTCTTCATATATTTTATTTAATAGTGCGTTCTGTCCTGCTATCGTTGCAGAAAAAGTATCTTTATCAACTTTCCTGTCAAGAACTGACTGAGTAATACTACATTGCTTATCAAATTCAAGCCTATCTAATTTCAACGCCATTCTCGCTTCAACATCATTCACTGCCGTCATTGGATTTCTAAACATTGGACCAATGAAAAAAGCGACAATGGATAAAATAGTTCCAATGCCAATGGTAATCGTGGTACTTAACGGCACACGAGGCCGCTTGGGTATGTGAGAATTTTCTTCTGCTACTGTCTCAAAATTTTTCTCACTCATATCAGTCTCCGTTTAGCAGAATTTTTATTTTGCAGGAGAGAATCAATTTCTTGGCTCTCTCCCGCAAAGTTAAAGGTTAAGTTTAAATCAACGACTCAACATAAGCATTATCAGACATCGGAACCCAACAGCAGGACATTTTTGATGTAGCTGTTGCGCCTGTCTGAGCTGCGGCTGCGCCGGTAATATAGATAACACCAACTCCATTTTCGGAACCGATATCTACCGGATTTGTCTTCAGCGAAACTCCAGTATTAGCAGCTTCCAAGGCACCTGTGCCTAGAGCATCGCCGAGAACCGCGACACGCTTGCCAACTGCTAATGAAGTCAAGGCACCAGATGCAGCGCAAAGATCAACCGCTGCGGCTGCTGGAGTACTGGCATCGTAGCCAAATTTAATTGTGGTAGCATCTGCCGACCAAGCAGTGATAGCCTCGATACCCAAATACAGTAACCGTACTCTTCCGATTACCGTGAAAATTGAAACCTGAGCGACTTTGATGTAAGTAGCGTTTAAGAATACAGCAGTGTCTGTTCTAATGCCACGAAGCACCTGAGCAATCGCTTCTTGAGTTACAGAGTTCATAGGGATAAACCCTCCTTGATTTTATTTTGAAACTTACTTCTCGGTAGAATCGGCTGCGCCACCAGCAATGTCAGTATCGAGATCATCTACTTTTTTATCTTTCTTTGCTGCCGACTTTTTCTTGCCGCTTTCCATTGCCAAAGCAATTTCTTCTTTAGCTATGGCGCGAGCAATCTGATTTACCAATTCAATCTCTTCTCTTAACATTAGGATAATCCTCCTTTCAGGATTTTTGTTCGGGTTAGATAACAGCCTGCGCCGTTACATTTGCATCCTGGAATCTGCCACCGGAAAGGATACCGAGTGCGTAGCCTACAGATGCCGCAGCAGGATCAGCAATGCACAGCCGGAATCCAATGTTATTGGCCAGAAGCATCGAAGCCTTGACTTCGATTACATACATGCAGGGAGTGCCGGTTGCTACAGGAATCAGACCTGCGGCTGCGGTTGTGGTCCAAGTGCGAGCGCCATGGACATCACCGTTTGCAAGAATAAGCGAGGTTTCGTATCTGTAATACGGAAACATAATCGCTGTTGCCGTAGTAGGAACGATGTCATCGCAGGATTCAACAGTGATAACTGCTGCTGCTCTCGGTACGCCGAAACCAACAACGATTAACGCATGGTCGAAATTCTTCATCAAACAGACCACAGGACTCTTGGCTGCTGCAAGACCATCAATATCAACCGGCGTATAAAGATTTACCAAATGGACGTCTTCTAATTTTACTTTCATGACAATTCTCCTTATTAGGGTTTGCTAAAGGGGAGTTTCACACTCCCCTGTTTGGTTACGGGTTAACTATTTACGCGCTCTTAACGAGCCTGCAACGCTACAAAATGAGCCTGAGTTGCACCGGCGCCACCTTTATAGGGTGTAAGTGCTGTAGCCCTTACTGGCTGGCCGTCTAACCGCAAAACAAACCTGAATACGCTCTCGTCATAGACGAATCTTACATGAATGCTTACATCGCTCTGAATCCCACCTTTCTGTGCTAACACATAGCCATTCAGATCGGCTAACAGAATATCCCCGACATCTCCCAACGCACTGGCTTGTTCAATAGGAATAACAGGTCGACCAAGCAAGGTTCCGTAAGGTGCACCGCTAATTCCACCAGGAGGCATGAATATCAACTGGCCACCAAGACCTACAGCAACACTCATTGTATATAGCTGCGGCAAGCACATCTGGTTAATGTACCAGTTAGCATTCAGGTAACTACCGGCGAAAATTCTCGAAGACATATCGATTACGTTCTGTGCGGTAATCGTATCAGCTTTCTGGCCTGCTTCTTTATTGACAGTTACAAGAGAACCGGCATTCAGGATACCTAAAGGCTGGCCAGCGCCAGTTCCACGAAGAATAGCATCATCGGTTACAAATGCAAATTCTGCGGGGAATGCTGCACGAATGAAACTTTCTAATGCCGGAGCATCAGCAAGCAATTCATCGGTTGCATAGCAAAGGCCGATCAATTTGTGCAGGTTCAATTCAATCTTGCGGAATTTCGGTTTCGATTTTGTTTTCTCATCGGCTTCATCTGCCCAATAAGCCTGGATACCGCCCTGACGAGAACCAGTGGCGCGACTGATTTCATCGACACCATTAATCTTCATACTGTTAGCATTACCGGAAATCTGCTGCGGTCGGCATTTTGGAGCCAATACTGAACTCTTGATAAGGTCTTGCATCAGACCATCAACAAAATCTGTCTGGACCAAGAATCCACCATCGGACTGAACGGTTTCATTCAGGCCGGAAGCAGCGGCATTATACAAGCGAGGATCGGTTTTTCCACCAGGTCTGCCAGCATTAACAACAGCCAACATCTGCTGGCCAAGAGAAGAAAATCTATCTTTCTCCCCTTTTTTCTCAGTGGCAACAGTTTTTTCAACTGTACGAGCGCTGGTATCAGCGGTTTTGTTGAGCCTATCCTGACGTTCCAAAGTAGCAACCACCTTGGAAATGTTTTCCACTTCATCCATGATTTCATTCATCAACGAAAGCTCGGCTTCATTAAGTTCACGATTTTCCAAGGTAGCCTTGGCTTCAATATCAGCAGATTTCTTTTTCAGGGATTTCGTGTCTTCCCTGTACTGACTTACTGTTTTCATAATATTCTCCTTTTATAGTTATTAATCCTTTGATGGTGCAATTACTTCAGCCCTTATCAGCAGGTCAGCAACCCGATCCTTCTTTTTCACTACTGGAGTCGCAACATCACGTTGCGCAGTAGATTCCGAATGTGTATCGGTAGAATCATCGTCACGTTGATCTCCGGTAAAACCTTCGGCTAGAAGTTTCTTTGCTTGTTTCTGAGAGCATCCTGCATCCCGCAGAACACGCTCTAAATCCCTTGCTGTTAATTGGACTTTCTGATTCTTTAACTGCTCCGGCACATTTGCAAAAGCGCTCAAGTTGAATGCAACAGTTTTAGATTGTGCCTTCTCATCTTTTTTATTGTCAACGCTGTCAGCAAAACCAGCATCAACAGCTTCCTGTGCATTCAACCAAGTCTCTTCGGCCATCATCGCACATACTTCTTCTTCTTTTTTATTGCTGCGATTCATATAAACACTTAGAATCGTTGCTGATACTTTATCCAACAAATCGGCTTCTTTCCGCATATCATCAGCACTTCCAGCGCAAAGACTCCAAGGTTCATGAATCATCAGAAATGAACCCTCGCTCATGATGATCTCATTGCAAGCCATTACAATTACACTGGCGATAGAAGCTGCAAGACCGTCAATATGAGCGATTGTCTTGGATTTATGCTGCTTGATTGCATTATAAATCGCCATTCCATCAAAAACTGAGCCGCCAGGAGTATTAAGCCGGAGATGAATCGTTCCTGCGGTAATCGCATTAAAATCTTTCACAAATTGCTCGGCTTGGATTCCCCACCAAGAGATTTCATCATATATATAGACAGTAGCCTCTTCAGGTTGGTCTTTCTTACATTCAATTTTGTAAGCTCCCTTTGCCCGAGGTTTAAATAAACTGCGGTTAACTATTTTATGAGAGAGGTCGGAAGGCTTAACATCAACCTTATCAGTTGCGGAACTAACTTCAGTAGCTCCAACTTTCTCTAATTTAGCTGAATTATTATCCATTTTTCTTTCCTCCCTGAGTTGCTGGCGTATCTGTATTTGGTGTTACCGGCAGTCTATCTTGTTTTGCCAGTTGTTCATCGAGCTTGCTAAGTGGAACCATATTTAGCGGTACAAAGTAATCATCCGCGTATTCATGATCGATTCTGTCCATGTTTTCTTTAGCTCGAATATCGTTCTGAGAAAATGCGCCGATATTCCACATTAATCTGTAGTATTCGGCTCGATCCTTTGAGCTTCCACGCAATAAACCATCAACATTATGCCGGAAATAAAGAAGCTGCTTGATTTTCTCGTCTTCATCGAGCAATTGCATATCGAGATTTTGCTCGATTCGGATTAACCAAGGCAAGATAGAGTCGGTTACAAATGATATCTGCTCGGACTCAATATTATTAAAGCTAGATTTACTGAGGTCTTTTAATTTATGCGGAGGTAAATTGTACCACCGAGCGACTTCAGGTATCTGGAACTGTCGGGATTCAAGGAATTGTGCGTCTTCGGCAGGAATACCTATTTTTTGTAAAGTCATGCCTTCTTGGAGCAATGCAACTCGATGAGATTGGCCAAGACCTTTGTAAACATCATCGAACGCATCACGGAAACCTTTCGGGTCCTTGAGTACGCTAGGATGGGTAATAACTGCGCCTGGATGAGTGCCTTCGCCGAAATATAATGATCCGAAAGTTTCCATTGCCATGCTGAGGCCAATGGATTTCCGAGCCATATTGATTACTGAATACCCCATAAAGCCATCGAAACCTAGACCAGCAATGTGAAGAATATTGTCGCGGCCTAGAGTTATTTTTTCCCGATCAACGATAATGTCATAGACTACTTCTCCATCTTTGGTATGCGGATACACTCTATTCGGCGCTATCGGCCAGAGTTCAATTATTTCCCCATAACCATTGTAAACTTTCTCAGCGTAGCAATTTCCCCAAGTAAGAAGATGAGCAGCCATGACCTCTCGACCTATCTGAGCAGTCATCAAGGGATTGAACTGGCTGTGCATAATACGAAAAAGTTTCTTCTCGGTAACTTGTTTGGTTTTACCGGCATCAGGTCGCAGTAAGTGTAAAGGTAAAGTCGAAATAGTACCGGAAATCAAAGACACAGCATTCCAGACAGCAGAATATGTGAGAGCTGTATGCTCGTCTACATTCTCACCGGCAAGCGATTGGCCACCGACCATATTCCAAAGCGATGAGTTCCATGCTTTCGGATCAGTAACACCAAGATTACGAATATTTTTTGGTCTGGCAAGCCGAGTGAATAGCCCCATTATCGCTTACCTCCCATGAAATAACCTGTTGCCATGAGAATTAATCCACTGACCACATAAGCCATCCAAGGGAATAATTGATATAGGCCATAAGCCAAAGAGATAAAACCGGCAAGCATAAAAAAATCACGAACATCAAACCACTCTGCAAGTGATTTAATTCGTGATCTAAAGAACTCACTTATTGCAAACGCAATTTTAGGAATTGTCACTTCATATCCATAGAAACATTCGTTTTTAGTGGTAATCCTAGTCGAATACTGTTTCTATGGTCTATGATAATGCTATTTTGATAAAGATATAAGGTAAAAAATAGTAGAAGTCAAGGAAAATTTATTTCATAGCTCGCCTCTCAGTTTTTTCATCATCTCTTCTTTACTCAATCCATCATACGCGCTCTTCTGTCCGGTATCATCCAATATGCCGCAGGCCATCACTGTAGAAGTGATTCCATCAACTCTGGTAATTGATTTCTTTTTTGACACTTTCCGGTAGCCATCTTCGTCTTCAGACATTACGGTATTAGCCGCGTTCCATGTTAAACAGGGATTACCTTCGTGCCGGAACAACTTTTCGATCAGCATGTATTCAAATTTATCAATTGCCGGTGCCATTGATCGCGCCTCTTGGCCGAATGGCATCATGCGAATATCGCCCCTGCCCTTGAAATCCCATCGCTTCTTTTCTTTATCCCATTTGCCGATGTTCAATTCGATACCGGCTTTCTCAGCAAATTCCATCAAGTCTTTCATGCGGGAACGATCATAAGCAATGCCTTGAAGTGATGGGAGGTAAGGCAACTCAGATATAAATTTCACAACTTCGGATTTGCTAATCGCTGCGCCTTTGGAAGCAAATACATATTTTGCATCTCTCCAAGCGATATATGGAACATGATCGGTGTCGGCCTTGAGTTGCAATCCATTCCCTGGAAGCCAGAACCATACCTTTAACCGCCAGAACGAATCATAAACAGGTTTTTGTGCCGGAACCCAAACTCCATCGACCTTTTCAAAATTGATATATCCTGGCTCAAACATTAGAGCCAGCGCGGTAAGGTCGTTAACCGCCGATAAGTCTAATCCGCCCCAACATCTGCGGCCAGAAAGGATGTCAACTGGATAATCTTTATCTGTGCAAGCCTTCCAAACCTCGGGATTAATTGCAGGGTTCTCGGATTCTGTCCAAACACAGAAATTGAGCCGTTTTACTGTGGACATCTTTGACGGAAGACCTTTAGCTTCTTTGATCTGCCCTCGAATATAATCATACCCAGGTATCCCATAAGGAAGCGAAGGATTTACCTTCGGCCAGAGAGATTCGTCAATAAGATAATGATCGTCTTCTTCGCCATTAGCATCAAGAAAATCAGCATCATCAAGAGAGCAAATAAAGGAGAAAAACTCATCATTTTCTTCCATCTCGTGAGCTATCTTCACCCCGAGATCATGATATTCCCTGCAAACCGAGGTCATATCGTGGCCAGAATTGGTTATCATGAAAGAAAGCGGCTGTCTGCGGAACTTAAATCCGGCTCTGAGCATTTCAATAATTGAACCGTCAACATGTTCATGGATTTCATCAAGCAAGGCCATGTGAGGTCGAGGACCAGATTTCCCTTTTTTCGTATCAGTTGCGATAACACGGAAAAATGAATTTGTTGCGAGATAGGCAAGGTTCCAGCGCTTTTCGCCTACGCCTGAAGCTATCAAGCGCTCCTGAAGCATAGGAGATTGGTCATAGAACGCGCAGGCATCACGGAACAATACCATCGCCTGATCCTTGAAGGTTGCTGCTGCGTATATCTCAGCACGTTCTTCATGATCGGCTACAAGGCCATAGATTCCGGTGCCAGCGCAAAGAGGGCTTTTACCTGAATTTGCTGTTGGAATTAAATTCCGACCAGCAAGAAATGAGTGTAATTCACTTTCTACCGTAATGCAACGGACTGGAACCGATTCAATAGGCTCGCAACCAACAATCATCCTTCCTCTACTTAACGGCTCTGTCTTTGGTTCCTCTCGAAGATTATTAATTTTTCTCAGAAGCCTTGCAGGAACTTGTGATTTATAAGCCTGAAAACCAATCCGCCATCTTCTTGAAACCTCGACTCCATTTAACTTGGCAGCACTTTCGTGAATTTGACATTTATATCCTAATGTTCTCAAAAGATCAGCAACATCATGCGATAATCTTTTATGACAAAGCGTAATTTCGCATTTGCCATTAGGAGCAATATAACCATCGGTGTCCATTATTCCCTGTAACAACGAAAGTCTTTGTAAATTACCAGCCCTTAAATATCTCATCGGAATATGTTTGTTTCCAAGAAGGTTAAGCGTTCTTAGCTTGCCTTGAAAAGTTTTATACTTTGATATCGACCTATCGCCACCAAGAACAACCCTCGCTGTTGTCGCAGAATGTTTTGACCTCTCGACAGCGGTAACTTTTTCCAGTCTTATTTCCTCTATTATCTGCCAATCAGAATAAGCAACTGTTATACGAGCATCATCAGTATTCCCATCTCCTAACCAGACTCCAAGGGAATAAGGTGGAATTAAAAGACCAACATCACCAATACTTATTGATGGCGCAACACCAATTCGATAATTCCATTTTGCCTGTGGATGAATGCTTTTAGAATTTTTCATTCTAAATGTTTTAGAAATTGTTAAGGTATTGAATTTTCCGAAACCGCCTTTTTTAACCTCACCTAATCTTCGCGGTCCAGCTTTCATTCCACTTCTCAATACCGAAGCAAACCATTCATGTTCTGCATCTGCTATGATTTCGTCTCCATCGGAAAATTTTAGCTTAAAGCATTTCCGGTTAAAAAATATTGGGCTAATATCTATTACTTTTGTTGGAATACCGGCAGAGTCAAAAACATAATCTCCTACCCCAATAGCACCCATCGTTGTCCAACCAGTAGGCGTAGCAATAGGAGTATCAAGCGCAAGTGGCCCCTTCCCTGTTTCAATAAACACTACACGAAATCTGCGAGTATCATCAGATTTTCGCTTCCACCCAAAGATATTGCCAATAATAAACGCTTCCCAAGGAAACAGCAAGAATGGTTTACCTTCAAACTGTCCACCATTGAGGCATAGGCACTCTTCAAAGAATGCTATGCCTTCGCTGGCCGCATGTTCATCATAATAGAATTTATAACCGGAATCGGTTAGTTCTTTTTTACGGTCATTGAGATGGCGCTGGCAAGCAGCACGAACATGAGGTCCAGCAACTATAACACCGGAGATGACATCAGCAGCGTATTGAGTTGCGCGATCTTTAGATTTAGCCGGTTTCGAGTTCTTGACGGACAATTTGTTCTCGCTTTCTACGCTTCTGAGCTGATTTCTTGATTCGATTGATAGTCCTGCCGAGTAGATCATTCTGGATTACCCGCTGCATGGTTTTATCAGTTGGCTGAACAAATCCGCTCTTGTTAGTTGTTTCAATCATGATTGTTTATCCCTAGAAGGCACATCAATAACATTACCTGCTGTCGGCGTATACGGCTCCTTGCATTTCACGCAGATAATCACCGGCTGCTGAGCCAGCATCTCTTGACCTGTGGGAGAGACAATCGCAGAGACCTTGCGAAGCATTACCGCGCCCATGAAATATTTGCATCCGCAAGGGCAGGTTACTTCGGTTGTATTGTTAATGTCGACCTCGAACTGCGCTGGCTTACCGGCATTCGCTAAATGCGGTACAAATCCACCGCCCATTAATTTACGTCTTGCATCTTCACCCATTTTGAAATCCTCACTTTCTATATTTTTAATTTCTAAAATTATGATTCGGCATTGATATCATCTCCATATAACTAGAAACAGATTTTGAATGAAACCTTGGAATGACTATTTCATGCTTTCTTGCATATCCAGCATAAGCCCTCACCATATCAAGTAAATCATGCGCCCTTGTGTTTTTCATTTTATTTTCTATTTCTCGTGCGTCATGCCAGTAAATATCTTGCAGTGTTTGCAATTGCCTATAATAATCTTTATTTTTTTTATCTGCTTGAACTGCTGTCAACCGAGCATACCCTCTTTGGAAACAAGGTTTTATCAAAGAATGAAATTTTTTATCTATCGCCAAATTTGCCAAAACTTCACCATGCAGAGAATCAAACATTTTTTCCATTTCAGACAAAACGAATCTATTATTAATAAAATGAAAAATACCGTAAACCATTTTTTGAGTATTAGATTTGTATTCATTATTGACAAATATTTTACCAGTAACCTCAAATTCTGTTAAAACAAAATTAAAGACAATACTTAATCGGTCTATAATTCCGTTTTGGTCAGAATATAACATTCTTGCCAAAGTCGTTTCGCTAGAAGACTCTCTTCCCTTCAGTAAAGTTAAACATAAAATCATTTCAGGAACGCAAAAACTCCTAATGCAAGCCGAAACATCATCAAACATCTCCTGCGTTAAATTGCAGCAAAGGTCAAGATTAATTATATCTATCCTTATACCACTATTAGCTAATCGCTCAATCGCTCGGCACAAGCGAGAACCTAAGACATTAACTTGGGGAAAGTCTTTTCTCCATTTCGCTGTTGCCAACATTGCCGGATTATCATCACAAGCATAGATATTTTCCTCCCTTATCCCAATAGACAAAGCTTCCTTTATTTCTGCACCATGATTTGCAGGAAGACATAATAATTTTTTATTGTTCATGTCAGCCTTACCGACTATATTTTTTATTTCAGAATACACCGTTTTTCTGTATACATCTTTGACGTCCGTTAAGTATCCACCAACAGGACCACGAATACTTTTTTTAATTGGGAACATTCAATTACTACTCCTTTTCTATATTCTATTTTTGTCACGACAGCACATTAAATCCAATTTAATATATTGTCAAGCATTATTTTAATTATTATTTAAAAAATCTTTCCGCACCTTTTTGCTTCGGTTTCGTGGCTTGAGGCTTCGCAGAAACTTTACCTGCCGATGCAGGCGTTAAACCAAACTCGTTTGCCAGCTTCCGGCACTCCTGAACACTTTTCAGCGACACATCGAGCCAAGGATTTTTTCGCATTTGAGTATATATTTTCAACGGAACTTCCTCGCCTTCTTTATCATCCTTCGGGCTTCCCATCTTCCCGCGCCTGGTTTCAGTGCAGAACATTACAACAGCACCTTCATCAGCAATATGTCGTTCAGCCTCAAGCCACCGGCCATAGGTCTGACAATACTGCGCCAGAGTCGCTCGATTAATTCCTGCAATCAATCCCATTGTTTCAAGCAGCGGAGTAATCCGATTCCACTCAATTAAAGCATCGGAACTAAGTTCAATCGGCGGGATTGGAATTTCGGTTTCGTACTCAGGCTCATCGGGATTAATTCTCTCGGGATGAACCTCTCCAGTACCCTTCACAATATGGATATTTGTCGGTATTCTCGGCCTTCCACGCATATAAATTCCTCCATTCGGCCACATAATAACAGATTGGCAGATTAAAAGCAAATTCATCTATAGAACGATTGTTCTATAAAAAAGTTTAATTTTGTAATTCTGAATGTTCGGTTAACCACGCGGTTAATTCGGGTTCCGTGTTTAAGATTTACCCTCCCCTCCCATGCTCTTAATATCATTGGGTAATTACAGATTTATAGAATGATTGTTTCAATTGATTAGTTTATTTATTCCATAAGTGATTGATATCAATAGGAAAGCCGTTAATGTCACAAGCTATTGACTGTTTACCATGTTCGGCGCGCCGTTTCCAGCCTGAATGACAATTAGCGCACAAACCTTGCCAATTGTCTTCATCCCAAAACAAATCAATATTTCCCTTGTGCGGTTTGATATGGTCAATGATAGTCGCGGGCGTTTCAATTCCTATTGATAAACAATGTACGCATAAGCAATGCTCAGGATCGGATAAAAATATCCGGCGCGCACGCCTCCACTGTACGGAATCATAAAGGCGCTTTATTCCAAGATCGTTATTGTAACTACTTTTATTTGCTTGCATTGATTATTGTTTACGCTTAACAGCTGATTAAATCAATAAAAATGTAAAATAGTGGTTATTATGCACAAACCTTGGATATTATCACAACAAGATAAGCGTTTGATATTGTTAATGTTATTGCGTTTATATATGGTTATTGTGGTTAAACGCTGATTTAATGCGATATGTTAAATCGTATACTATTGATATTGCTATTGTTTATTATGGCATTGATCTTGCTATATAATACAGAGAAGAGGGAATAAATAGAGTCAAAACAAATAGAAAAGAATTAATACAATGTATAAAATAAAGCTTGACAATAGATATTAAATACATTATATTAAATACAACAAAAAGAATGGAGGACATGAAAATGAAAACTTATTTACTAATCGGAATCGTAATTGCGGGAACAGTATTGACAGCGCCTTACTTTATTACAATGCTGGCAATGATTAAATAACGATTAAAATAAATGGAGGCAATAGACCATGAAAACGAAAACAATTATTCTATATCAGTTTGATGAATTATCGGAGCAAGCAAAACAGAAAGCAATTGAACGCTTTAGAGAAGTCAATCAAGATTTTATGCCTTGGCAAAATGAAAATGAAGACACGTTAAAAGCTTTTGAAAATATATTCCCGATTAAAGTCGGCGATTGGGAATATGGATATAGGAATTTCATCAATTTCAAAATGACTGTTGACTATGAAGAAATTGAAAACATGACCGGAATCAGATTGCTAAAATATTTATGGAATAATTATCGGCGCGATATTTACAACGGCAAATATTATTCCACTTCCGGCCATTACGATGAGCAAGGCAAATACCATTACAAAAAACGATATTCAAAAATCACGCTTGAGCATTCTTGTGTTTTGACTGGTTATTGTATGGATGATGAAATTTTGCAACCGATTTATGACTTCATGCAAAAACCGGATAATCGTACATTCTATGATCTAATAAATGATTGCTTACATAATTGGATATTTGCTTGCAATCAGGAACTTGAATATCAGAATAGTGATGAAGCAATTATTGAAACGATCCAAGCGAATGAATATGATTTTTTAGAAAACGGGAAACTAGCATAATAAAATAAATCGGAGGATAAGAAAATGACTAAACATGAGAGAATGTATGAACAAATCGAAAAACACGGCGCAAATTTAAATGCAATCTTTAACACTGATTTAGATAACATCAAACTTTGCAAAAAACTTTTCCAATTGGAAAACAAAGCCCACCATGCGACAACTTGCCTATGCAATACAAACACACTCAACCTGTTAGATCTTAATCCCTACACTGGCTACGATGTAAAACAGGCAACAGAAGAGGAACAAGACGCTTTTTTTGATGATATCCTCAATAAAGTTGACAAGATTTTGAAGTTTAGAGAAAAAAACATTCCAGTTTTTATCAATCACGATCCACGAGGCTATGCTTTAAAGATTAAAAGCGAATATGTACGCGAACACAACTTGCAAATTCATCAAGACTTCGGCGGATTCGGTATTATCGCGCCTAAATTTGACGGGAACTAAAAACTAAAATAAAATGGAGGCTAAGCAATGACTAATTTACAATTGATTAGAAATAGCTTTAAAAAATTAGGGTTTGAATTGCGGAAAAGGAAATTTTCAGGAATGAAATAAATTTTTATATCAGGGATTATTTTGATTTGAAAATCAGTTAGTAAAAAATAAATTAATGGAGGTTATAAAATGAAAAAACTTTTTGAACGGTCTAGAGTTATTGGGTTAAATGAGCGGATCATTGAAGTCAATGGATTAACGATTATCGCAGCCAGTCTTATTGTTGCCGTATTATTTTTTTTAATCGGCTATAACGCTGCGTATTATCTCAAGCTGGTGGTTTGCTCATGTTAAGACTAACAAGGTAGCAAACAGAAAAGCTCGATATACTATTGACTGCGCTAAAAGAGAATAGCGGATTAGCCTTGCTCTTTTCACAGTGTAGCGCAAAAAATTGCGGTATGATTTACGATGTAAAAGATGGTCAAGGCATGTCTGGGATCAGTTATGGATACTGCAAAAAACATCTTGCGGAAGTTATGCAAAAAATAAAAAATCGGAGGGCAAGCAATGGATAAGTTATTAATTTTTGCTTTAATCGGTTTAACAGTCATTTGTTTGTTTGTAATAGAAATAATTGATAGACCACGCGGCAAGAAGCCAAAATGGATTAGATACAAATAACAATACATAAATAAATCAATACCAGGAAAGCGCTTGAATAGTTCAGGCGCTTTTTTTATTGCCTTTTATTGCTAATTTATTACAGTATCTTAAGCTTGATTAAATCAATTTTAAGCCTATCAAAGATAAATCAATGGTTGGATATATGGCAATGGATTAAATCGTTTCCTGAACAATCGTCAAGAGTTTTTCGGCATGTTTTGAATTATGGCCGGAATTGCAAATCTGAAATAATTTTTACAGATATTAAATGGTATGAATATTGCAGGAAGTCAGATTCCCAAAAATAAAATACCCTCAAAAACTCGCATACTAGACCTCTACACTACTGGAGAAATCGGCACCGATAGAATAGGCAAGGGGTTTCCTAATCAATACAGTACCGACTTCTCACTACTCCTGAATACTATTCAAGCGGTCTTCTACGATTTGCCGGATCATTGTTGCCGGTGGCGTGTTATGATTGTCTTTAGCAAATTTCTTAAGCTTCTTATCACAAACCGGAGACAAACAGATTGTACGGCTAATGGTATTACGCTTGGCAGGATCGTCGAACTTAGGTCTGCCACGCTTGAGAATTTTTTTCTTCGTATTTTCTTGCATACTGCACCTCTACACTCCTGGAAAATTTCGTTTTTGACTTATCTTTATCATGGTTTAATATATTGTCAAGGATTATTTTTAATTGGATTAAATATTTTACTTATTTTATAAATAATCATTTTCTACTTCTGTTGGTTGGCTTTAATTGTTTCTTGTCACTGTCTTTATTAAAAACCCACCATTTGTCCATGTTGGCAGGTAATGTTTTTTCTTTAACAGCTACTTCTAATAATTTAATATTTCCATATGTGGAAAGCACCGCTCTTACATATTCACTATCTCCCGCTGTCGATTTATCACCAACATAATCCCTGAGCGCAGCCATAAGATCACCATTCGCTTTAGAAAGATGGAACCCAAGAATCACATTGCCTGCAATACAGCCCTTTATCGGATCATGGAGGTCACGTTCATCGTTGATAATCCCCTCGTCTTTCAATTTCTTTACCCATCCATTGATTATCTGAAAAGGACCTCGCGCTCCGGTGCTGCTTACTGCACTTGGATTGCCTCGGGATTCATGGAACCAGATTGATAACGATAGCTCAGGGTATTTGGATTTAGAGATGATAGTGTCGATCTGGGTTTCCAAGGTTGACCGAGACACAGTGCGGTCAGTGTAGGGATAGAAGAAATTTACAATTGCATCTCTGTTCTGCCTGCTGACATTAGGAGCCGGAATCAGAAGGTAGATGATTAATAAAAGCTGTGTAATGAGTAGGAAGCTTAACCCTGCTAGAGAGAGAGCTAGTTTCCGCTTGGGTAAAGTTATCTTAAGCTCAGAGCCTTTGTCGCGCACATAACATTCAACACAAAAGAAATCATCGTTACCTTGGTCGCGGCTATACATACCTCTCTTGCGCTTCTTCCCGCAAGTAGTGCAATTTCCTTGGTGTTCATCAGTGTATTCGTAATGCTTATTGGATTTCAAGTCGGGATAAATCAGTTCTCGAATTATCTTCCATAACTTTTTCATTAGGTCTCCTTGTGTTAAATTTTTTATTTACGGTATAACATGATCCCATTCTGTGACAAAGGGAAAACTTATAAGTTGATTACAAATCTCTTGAGAATATTGAGAATAAATTAATGGTAATAATAAGTTCTTATCGTCTCTTGATGCCATTGCGGCAATGCGATAAAAAAGATCAGAACATTCATCGGGTAAATAAAAATCACGCCAACCTTTTTTAACTAATCTTCTTAGGAAGACTTCAATAACTTCTGCATGTCCAAAACTATCTGCAATTTCAAGATGAACTAAATTACATGGCAAATACTTTTGTGTATATTTAGCGCCGTTACCAGAAACGTGTTGATAAATACGGCTTATTAAATAGCCAGTTATTCCTACATAATATTTATCATCTGAACAATCAAGAATATAAATATAATGTCTTCTATCTTTTCTTTTCCCAAAAAACCAAGACGATTTCATTTTCCCCTCTTTTAATGACGAACTCCACAGCTACGTCAGGATATGTTTGTGCCGCGCACCGGAATGCCTTGCGGCACCGGCGCGGCTTATATCCTTCCGGCTGTGTATTTCTTTGCCCATTGTCTCTCGACTATTGGGGCAGGGTACGCTGATGGATGCGGCCTATGGCGGTAGCTCGCGCGGATTGCCAAGTATTTCATGAACGCTAGCAGCCTTACTATCCCCAGGCCTTAGTTTTACTTGAGCTACCACCATTTGGTCGCTATTATTACTTTATAGATATATTAAAATAATTATGTGACAATACCATTTCTTTTAAAATTTTTTCAATATTTTTTGGTAATTTATCTGTGAGTCTAATCTTTAATTCATATTGTTTTGGAAATGGGGAATAAGGTAGCCCATTAGCAATAAAACTTACATCTGTGACAAATCCCTTTGCTTTAAGTTCCATTTTGTTTTCCTCTTTTAATTTTTACAATATATTAAATTATAGTAAATCAAATGTCAAGAACTATTTTAGAACGGATTAAGATTCTCCCCCAAGATTGTGTTTATAGTTATATCTTGTAATAATTCGTATTCAGACATTTTGTGATGTTTTTTTTAGATTGTCAACTTTCCACAATGGCTGTAAATTGTCTAGCGACCATAATATTTTTACTATAAAATTGGATGGTGGATATTCTTTAAAAAAAGATATTGGAATTTTATGATCGATTTCCCATCCACCCCTACCATAATTATTCCAATTCATTCCATCAATAAATTGTCTTTCGAGGTGTGATTTTAAATTGGCAGAAGAATATCCCAATAATTTTAAAATAGACATATTGTTCTTGTTGCCCTTTAACGCAAAACGGATTGCTCTTGATGTATTGCTATGTAATTTTTTATAAGGATTGTTCGCATTAGCCCTGTCTCTCGCAAGCCGTAAAACAGCTAATCTTTTTTTATTTTTCTGATAGTGTCGGGCAGACGTTATAGAGTTCTTTTCTTTTTGTTCTTTTATTTTTTCCGGAGTGCGATTACTTAATGATCTCTTTTGTATATCTTTACATTTTTGAATATTTTTCTTATAATACATTTTTTTATATTCTTTAATGTGGTCAGCATTATTTCTTTTCCAGTTCCCAACAGCTTTTCGATGTTTTATTAAATTGTCTTCAGAACTTTTCCAATTATCAGAATATTTTTTACATTTTTCTTTATTATTTTGTCGCCATATCTTGCGCCTATCGTTACCACAGGTTTTACATTCCATACTTCTTCCAAGTCTATAATGGCTCGATATTGGAAAACTTTCAAAATCTTTTTCAATCTTACATTTTATACATATTTGAGTTTTTATTAATATAATCGTTTCCTTCATTGCTTACTTTCTCCTCCATAGCCCCAAGGTGCTTCATCCCAAGCCACTTGCGCCTGAAAAGATTTGCTCCACAATGATGGTCTCGATGTATATATTTTATTTACCTGTTCATCGAGAATATAAATTGTAACTGTATCGTCTTCCACGCGATTTCCTCGGCCAGCCATTTGTTCAATAGTCGCCATTGCCTCTGCTTGATACCAAAGCCTCCCAACCGTTCCACTATTCGCCCTAGCGGATATAATTTTGTCGGCTAACGACAACCAAGGCATTTTTAAAATTACAATAAAAGAACACATTTCATATTTTAAATCCAAACCACGCTCGCTAGATGGCGAACAAAGGACTACATCTCCTGGATCATTTTTGTCAAAGCCATCGACATAATCATTTATTATTTCTTGCCGGTTTTCAGATGTATGAGTTATTAGTCTCGAAGAATCAACCGCAGCCATAACCTTGTTACATAAATCGAAAGAGACGGTGTGGATTAGCCCACGCTGATTTTTGTGCTTATTTAAAATCCATTTCACGGCGCTTGCCAGTTTCGGTATGCCATCAGCCATTGTGTCTCTGGTTAAATTAGCAGCAGGCCAAATATGGACAGGAGCGTTATCTGGATTGAAAGTAGATTCTACCTCATGGATTTCCCCGTCTTCTACGTCATCAATATCAATCCCTAACCTTTTGCATTCTACCGCTATTGGAAGAAAAGTTGCCGATATTAATACAAAAGTTCCAGAATGGTTCCATAAAAATTTATTAGCAAGTTCGGGATTAATCCACGTAGGGGAGAAAATCAATCGACCTTGCCTGGCTCCATAACGAGGAATTTCCTGCATTACCCATCCCTTGTCGACATTGTTTAGAAAAATCTCACATCGTTCAGACAAGTGGACAAAATTTTCCATTTCTTTTATTTTTTTTAATTTAAAATCGGTTTCTTGGTTATCTATGGCATTAATTTCTCGCTGAAGCCTACCCAATATTTGATTTGAGCGAACCAATGCTTCTTGAACAAAATTTTTCCAACTATCTATACCGTTTTTTGCGCTAGCAGTTTTATATTTCGGACCTTCTTGTAATCCAAGTTGAAAAAGTGACCGTTCACCAAAACTTAAAGAAACAAATGCGTCGAGTGATTTTTGCAACGAATCCGCCTCGTCTATCACGGTGAAGGGATTACCGGAAAATCTTCCAGCATAAGAAATTTCAGATAAAAAATACGCAAAATTGGTAATCCTATATGAAGACTCCAATGCCTTTGTTTTTGCAATTTTATATAAACATAGGCTCTTTTTTTCACATGGATTTAATTTTGTAGAAAAGCATTCGTTACAATTACGCGAGTTGTCTAATAGGCATGGATAATTATTTCTTCCCCAAAGAGATTCGATAATCCTTGGAAAATCTTTGGTGATCTGTCCTTGTAAAAACTTTGAAGAAACTAAATACGTTAAATCTCCCGCCATTAAGCCACACACCATAGCGCAAAGAGATTTTCCAAACCCTGTTTTTGCTCTAATTATGCGAAACTTTTTAGTTCCATTCATTATCCACGAAATTGCTTCTTCTTGATGCAACCGAAAATTTTTATCTTTGAAATTTACTAATCTGTCTTTGGCTTCTGTTGGTGTAATCAATTCTATTCTCCTTTCGGCTCGTTTAAATGGCTCAGGTTGATTTAAGGGTACATTCACTATGGTTTTTTATTATCTCGTCACCAGCATGGCAAATCCAAAACCTGAGTGCCGAAATAATCAAATATCCGCACCCTATTTCTCGAATCTCTCCCCTAATAGCTTCCAACCCCGACTAAATAACAATTCCCTCGCCGCAATTCTCACTACCCAAGGAACCCGCCAATTCAATTCTGTCGATCTGCTGTTCTCATAGAATTTTCCCGAGTACCGAGGCTTGGCCAAAAATTGCAGATAGCTTATATTCAGATCGTAAATCTCTTCGAGACTTTTATCATGGTATTTGCCAAAGCCGATACCGGTAGAACGCATATTAGGATTAGTTTTCATTTGATACCTCATTTCCCCAAGAATCCCAACCCGAAACTTGTTCACGAGCAAACAATTCAATGCGGGTTTCACCCATTGGTTCAATTAATTTTCTAAATATATCGGGTTTTTTTAGAATGCCTATCCGTCTTACTAGCGACTAAAGTTGGAAAAGCTTTCCGCTTGGGATACATTTCAATCTTACCTTTATACCCAAATAATAAAAACTCTGTCCGATGGTGGAATCCAAATAAACACATTCCGTTTTGCTTATCCCATGTAATTGTCCGTTGATATTTGAATCCCCAATATTCCATGATTCCAAAACTAACTGGCAAATATTTTTGGATAGTCCATAGAAATAGAAAACAATTATCTGCGGATATGGATTGAACAGAAAGTAGTTTAATCTCTTCCAAGCTCATTACAGGATAATCCATCTTGATTTGGTTAGGGCGAACAGCACGAATTATTTTTTTAATCGGCCAAGGAGGATCGGCGTATATTATCTGATATTTTTTATCTGGAAATGGAATCTGCATTGTGCCGATGCATGATCTGGAACTTGGTTCTGTTTTCATTTTGCCTCCAGTATTTTTTCTATACCACAAAATCCACAATCTTCTTCCCAACAAACTATGCCCAATTTTCCCAAACGATCTGCTCGGCACTCATCAATTTCAAGACTATTATTCATCTCATCTCTCGCAAGGTTTGAAATTCCATACCGGCTCCTATAAAGACTTTAACTATAACTTTAACTAGATGGTCATGTGTCCCATGGGACATTTGAGTCCGTTAATCAAAACGTGACATCTGAGTAAATGAGTAAAGTGTCTATGTGGACACTTGAGTGAATGAGTAAATAAATTAAGGGACAAGTGTGACACATGATACAATTACTCACATCTTCACTAACTTTATGTTTTTAGTGCGTTCCCGGTACTCTCTTTTTCTTAACCGTTCTCTTATTCTTGCTTTAGTCAACTCGGAGTCAAGCTCTTCGTCAATAAAATTGTCACAACGACAATGTAAATCTTCAGGAATTAATTCTTTGATGTCCTCAATTTTGCCTAAAATTTTGTCCCGTCCAAAATCGCCCTGTCCCTGGGACAAATAGCCTTCCATGAGCTTATCAAGGTAATTATTCAACCAATTGATGTCATAACTTATAGAGTCAACTTCGTCTGCGGCTTTCGCCATTTTATATCTTTTGCTCTTTTTTACATCGCCAACATGCTGCAAAAACACGTATTCAAATAGTTGCCGACCTGCATAAACCATTGACTTATAGACATCCAAATTTATCCTGAACTTCTCAGGATATTTTTCTCGGATCATGGTTACTATAAGATCGGTGGAAGGATGAACAGGTATCTGGATTCTCTCTTTTTGCTCTTTGGCATGAGTCATTATGGGAAGTTTGTCAACTATATCCTCTATGACTAACCCCAAGAACCAGTTCTGTTTATCGTCTTTATTTTCTGTTTCTGCCGCATCGTGAGGCTTATTTGGAATGATCTCACCTTTTTCTCTTGCTTTTGTTTTCATAACATAACTCCTTGGATAAATTTTAGCTCACTATTCTATGGACAGAAGCTATGTCTTTTTAATCCGGCGCGGTATATCCCAATAAGGTGATCGACATTGTTTATTACTGCAAGTTTTAGGATGTTTTGGAGTACGCGGGAACCATTGATAGCCACACCGCAGGCAAACGCATTTAGATATTGATTGTTTTTTCAAGGCTGTCTCCTTTTTATTTATATGAATAGCATTAGTGTATATAGTTGTCAACAATTATTTTCTATAATTCGTGTTTGATTTTCCAGAACTTTATCATGTGATCGATCACATATCTGGATATGTTTTCCCTTGAATTGACATAAACATGGACACCATATCGGATGCTGAAGCTAACCAGACATTGCCGGATCAGTTCTGGAGAAATTGAAGAATGCAGATAAGGCCGGTACAGTTCTGATTCTTTAGCTTCAACTACCAGACCTACCCATTCCATCTGCTTAAATCTTGCCATTTTAACCTTGGTTTTCTCGCGCTCAGTAGTGCAATAGCTTAAAAGGTCGGATATACCCTTGCGCTCAACACAAAAGCTCTCACTCAGACCTCGCAAGGAATAATCACCATCCTTGAGAGTTGTCGAACATAAATTCATCCCCTTGGGTAATCGAGTTCCGAATAAAGGAGTCTGCTCTCGGGTATCAACAAGAATTGTCATCTCGGGAGGAAACACCGGAGGCTTCAGCTTGTAATCGAGAATGTGTTTAGCTATTGATTGTGCGGTTCGAGGATCAGTTCTCATTCCTGCCAGCCCTCCCTTAACAAAGCGCTGTAAATAGCTTCCGCATCGGATTTATCTTTTTCTAAGAAACTTTTTATAGTTATCCAGTTCTCATGAGTATCATTGCAGGCATCACAGTAATAGGGTTCATTCTTAAGCACCATAACCTCCCAACAGTTTCCATCTTTGTCGATTGGTATATCCCACAGTTTAGCGACAAAGCTATCATTTATTGCTGAAGAAATTTCACAGTCTCTTTTTATATAACCGTGATGTTCATAACTATCATAAAAAACTTCCGCTGCTATTTCGTATTGGCCGTATTGGGATAATGAAAGCTCAAAATCTATAGCTGGTTTTCCATCAACACAGAACTCGGCTTCAAACCTATCAACACCAGGTATCGCGCATAATTTGTAAGAAGTTATAAAAACTTTTGTTTCTCCTATTTTAATAACTTTGCCCTGTTGGAAATTGTCTATAAAATACTGGACAGGTTTATTTATCGTAACAAGCTTTCCACTAAATTTTGTGTATCGAGGAACTCTTTCGATTCCAGGCGGAATGTATTCAGCCATTTATACATCCTCCCTATCGCTTCGCATAGTCTCTGCAAGATTAACCTGTGCTTCCGTGAACTCCACTACTCGCATAATTGTCTCAGCGATTTTAATACCGCGCATCTGGCCATATTTCTCGCGGAGTGTTTTGAGATCGGCTTTGATTTGTTCAAGATTGGTTCCCATTATTTCTCCTAGATTTTAACTTCGACTGTGCAAATCGTATCATTATGACTACCGCCATGAGCAACCAAAAGAATTTCAACAATCTGAAATCCTCTGACTTTGCCCACACCAGAACTATTCCAGCCAAATGAAATACAAATTCCTCCTTTTTTCACTATACGAGAAATTTGATCTATATGTTTTGACCGCCAACTCGATTGAGTAGTTTGCATCGTGACTGGAATCCCAACATTTTTATAACACTCTGAAACTTGCCTTAAAGAATATGGCGGATCGTAAAATACAAAATCAACGCTGTTATCCGAAAACATTTTCAAAAAATCCAACGCATCCATGTGGTAGTTTGTTTCCATAAGCGGGTTTAAATCATTTGTTATTTTTGCTAACTTGCTGCTATTTGCAAAAGGGTCAACGCTTTCCATTTCTGGCTGTAAATATTTATAAATTAATACATTAATACATTTTATACTAAATGTGTTTGAATTTGGCATTTCCCATATTCGATTAATAATCATAAAAACTCCTACATTACTTTTTTTCTACCTCACCAGATTATAATATTTTGGCACCTTTTTTAATATTATCAATTGCCCACATAGGCCGACACTCCCCTCAAAAAGTAGCAAAATAAGTTATAAAAGCTGCCGAAATCCAGTACCCAAAATGTCTCCAGTCACCACTAGGAATATAAAAACAAGCAGCGACTACATCTAAGATAATTAAAACAGTAGGAAATATTTTCTCCACTATTTCCTTCCTCTCGCATCAGCAAACAATGAAGTGCTTACCATCCCAGTATTCCATTGATCGATGGCTTTCTCCTGAGTATTTGTTGGTACGGTAGATGGTTGATTTTGGCAATCAGGATTAATGCAGGCAACGATATGCGCTATCTTTTCGGTTAAGCCCTGTTTGCCAATAAAGTGCATTGGCCTCATACTGCAACATTTGCATTTGTTTAGTTTACGCCAGTCGATCATTTGCACAAAACTCCTTACATTACCCACTACATAACGTAGCATTTCTATTGCTGATTTAACGATTTACGGCATATTTACCCATATATTGTCTAGTGGGGTATATCCTCTTGTTGGGCTACAACTAATCGGTTGGTAGCCATTCTTTAATTTCAATAAATATCAGGCGCAAACTCCATTTTGCGTATGCCCCAAGCATAAATGTTGGGTGCTTCCAGAAGCCAATACTTTTTTTAAAATCAAGATAATTACCCACCAATTTCAGTATTTGAAATCTTCCGTAAGGATATCTTTTGCTTTTTAACAACATCATAATTTTGTTACCTTTCCACGCAGCAAATAGAAAGCCCAACAATGGCAATCCAGCCGAATCGCTGCGCTCCGGCTAAAAATCATCATCCGGTAAATTCTTCGGCAACGTGAACTGCTTCGGTTTTAATTCCTTCTTTGACAACTTCTTCTCAGTAAGCTTATCTTCCGTTTCTTCCACTATACTATCAACAACAATCTCCTCACCCTCAGCCTCACCTTCTTCGATAAATATCCCAATCTTTCCAGTCTTGTTGTACTGATCTTTATCCATGACCTTCTCAATCCAGAGCTGATAGCCTTTATCTTTCACCATGCTTCGCAGGATAGCAGTATTCTTTGGTCCAAGCAGCGATCCATCTTTAATTCGCAGTAAACGCATTGTAGGATTAAGTGCCATCGAAATACCCATTGACACCATCAGCTTCTCGCCATCAGAACATTGTGCCAGCAGGATATTATTGTATAGTAAGCCTTCATCATCGAAACTGAGGCCATCTACCGGCATCTTGATACCTTGGAGAAGAGCTAAGCGATCAGCGCGACATTTTTCCAATTTGGTGTCGAGTGACTTGGCAGCGCTTTTGATGGTACCGAGCGCCTCTATTTCTTTTTTGTAAGTAGCGTTATCCCTGATTTTGGAATTTTTAGTTTCGATCTCCTCGATCTCAGTATTGATGGTTTCAACATCAATAGGCTGCAAAGTTGCTATGGCAGTTTTTTCCTTTTGATAATCTACGCGAATGCTATCCAGAGATTTCTCTAAGCCGACCAATCTTTCTTTAGTTTCCGCTAAGTCCTGTTCTAGGGCAGCTATCTTTTTTTTGCAATCAGGGATATCTTGATCTTTGAGATTAAGCGCTGTTTGCTTCAGGCTCTCATTGATAGCTCCACGATTTTTAATTTCCTGATTAAAGGCAATAGCATCTGTTAATTTTTTGGAAAGATCGACCATTTTAACTTCTTCGGTTTCCGTGACATCTACCCATTGCTTCAATGACTTCACTTTGATTTCGGCGGTCTTTAGGTCACGATTTTTAATTGTGCGGTCATCGAATATCTGCTTCTCTTTCAAATCCCATGCTGTGACATCGACACCGATAAGCTCCAACAATGCTTTGCGTTGTTGCTGGCCTTCACGATTGATAAATTCCAGCGGATCAAAACTGATCGCGCCGAGAATTTTATCCAAGAATGATCGCGGAGTTTCGTTGTCTAGAATTTCTTTAGGCTCGATAAAGGTTTCGATTTTATCATTGCTGACTTTACTGGTTATAGTAAATGGAGGAATGCCGAGAGATTTATCACCATCCATTTCGATAACAATCTTCCCCTTCTTTGAACCTTTCTTTACTGGCTCTGCGGGTGCCGACTTCTTCCCTTTGAGGCCGATAACAATCGCATCAAGCACCGAGGATTTTCCCATTGCGTTCTCACCCTTGATCTCGATAACTTCTGACTTGGGAACGATGTGAATTGCTTTTAACTTGAGAATGTTTTCAGCTACTAATGATAAAATTTTCATAACTATAATCTCCTTTTTTATTTAACAACAACACCTTGATCTTGGCTGTCGGCACATGCTACAAATATTACCCGATGCCTTTTCGGAACTTGCAATCTTAGTTTCACAATTAACGCAAAGATGTGGAACAAAAAGTCCGACAAGTTTTCCTGGCTCAACTTCTTTTTTACATTTTTTGCAAACATATTTCCACTGGTCATCTACACAGCAAACACCACCGCACCTTTCACAAGTTTCGCCAAGCACATAAGTTGAGTGCTTACAGTTAATCATTTTAGTTTCTTTTTCAGAACTGGAAACCATACCTATAATCTTATCCAGCGCCTCACAATCTTTGCATCTACTCCTACCACTCGGCGGCGCGGCCAACTCAAATATCTCTCTGGTTAGATTAAATGCTGCACGAATTATCCGGCGATCATTAATTACCGGAACTACAACTGCATCAAATCTCATCCGGAATCCAGTGTCAGTAATATTCTCACATGCGGCCTTGGCTTCGGTAATTGGTTCCATATAAATCAAATACAATTCGGCTTCACGATCAAGCAGCAACGAATATACATTGGCTTGGATTTCATACATCGGGAATAATTTATCCTGGGCATCAGTATGTTTTGCTGTCTTGAAATCAGGAATTACTTTTTTGCCATCCGATTTAATCCAGATATCATCGGGTACACCGGATAATGTAACGCCAGTTTTCTCATCGAGAAATTTTGATTTGCTCCAATGGGGAACTGGTTCCCATCCGACAATGTGACCAATCTTCTGCATCCACTCAGGCTGAAGCTCTCCACTAATTATATGATGCACACAATGCTTGGTATAGGCATCAATACTTGAGAATATTCCAGGAAATGATTGATACGGCAGTTTGTTATTCAGTTTCAATTTAATCCAATAGCACCGAGGGCAGAAATCTTCGAGGGCTACTGCGCCGAGATTCTTTGCTGATATTTTTAATGGTTCCATTTTATTCACCCGCCTTCCAATTAATCCTGAGAAGATTATGAATTGCAATAGCAGAATAACCAGCATGTTCCCAATCGCTTCCGCCAAACTGTCTGGACATATTAATATCACCCTTGCTTCCGGTACAGAGCAAAGGGTATGTGCTAACATCAATAGTTTCCCAGATAACATACCCTTTTGTAAAAGAAGTTTGACGAGTTGCAGGAATTGAAGTTAATAGTAACCCAACAAGAGCTTGTCCGAAATGACCGACAGTTGCGAACTCCCTATACTGCTGGTCTGAATAACCGTAAGGTATTCGTTCTTCAAATCCACATTGTGTTACACTCATGTGGGTTAACCCTGCATAAGCGTAATGGCTTCCAATATGGACAGCCGCCGCAGTTAGCCCGCCAAGGATAGCTGCTGGATAGTTAAGATTTTTGGTTTTAAAGGTCTCAAGATTGACTCCAAAGAAATAGAAGTCATATCCACCCGCAATTGCCGGAACCGATGTAAGCACAAGTATCAAAACTATTGAGCAAATTATCTTTTTCATTTTCTTTTCCCCTTTCTTTGTATCGGCAGTGTTGGCCAGGAAGTAGAAGTCTGCTTCGCACCTGACAATGCACCTTCTCCGGTTTTATCTCTCCGGCACTGCCTTCGATTATATGCTATCCGCCGATCCCTGAATCTCTTCAATCTCTCCCAACACCTCACCAGCTTCAGCAATATACTGCCAAACCTTCTGGCGTTCCGGTGCCGGAGTTTCGTATATTTCTTTCATCAGCTTATAGAGCCGAGGACCAAACTGATTCCAAGGAACTTTTTTCGATTTGATCTTTTCGATATCTTTCGCAGTAGCTTTTTTCTTACCAGCGGTTTTCGATGTTTCAACGGCATCCTTGAGAACCTTCACAGCTTCTTCGGTTCCCTTTTCCCTAACCATCTTACCTGCGAGAGTTGATGACACCTGCCCATCTTTTACCATCTGTAGTAGTTCATCAGGAGCATTGGATAGCTCGAGGATATTCTGGATATGGTGAATACTATAACCAGTTTTGGTGCTAACTTGGTTCATATCCCATCCGAATTTCAGCAGGCGCTTGCAGACCTCAGCGGTTTCGAGTTGCGTAAGTGGCCTGCCGGAATTGCGAAGTATCATTGATAATATTCGATCACCTTCATTGCTGTATCTATCTTCAACTCGCACTGGCACTGTCAGGATTTCAGCGCCTTCGGAAATAGCGAGTCTGGTTGCTAATAATCTGCAATGACCATTGGTAACTACGAGGGATTCGGTTTCACCTTCTTTTTTCAAGTAGCAGGTTAATGGTTCCTTCACGCCTTCTGTTTTGATGCTATCAGCCAGCCATCGGATATGAGCATCAAGTTCTGCACCAGCTTGTCTGACATTCCATCCTGGCTCTTCGACCAAAGTTTTAGGATCAACACGATACATATCTAACCTCCCCGCAATTACATCTTTGATTGCCATACTATTCTCCTTTTCTATTTTCTATGGAACTAATTTTTACAATTTAATATATTATAATAATTGCTTTGTCAAGAACTATTTTAATTTATTTTTGGAAGGCAGCACTCCCAATACATCACCACAATGTATACTCATTCAACCATTCACCATAAATTTTATATGTTAATCTTCCCGATATCACTGGCTATCGGCCTGCCGCTCATTGCTGCCACTTAAATCCATCCATCCTTTAGGGCAAGATTTTTAATAGAAGATTTACTTAAAAATCAAAAATCTTCATCTTGTGCTGCCGAAGCTGCCGGAGCTGATTTTCCTGCGGCCTCTTTCTTACCGGCCTTTTCCTTCTTTTCAGGGAATAAGGTTTTCTCCAGATCATCAACACTGTCAGACATTTTGCCAAAACCAACCAGATTTACAGCAACTTGCTCCTGACCGTTTTTATCTTTGTAAGCATTCTGCTTGGTCTTGATACGCATTAACTGCGCCGGAAGCTTTGCTTTCACTTTATCAAAGCATTTCTGCTCGAACACCGAAACATCACCAGGGAATGCTTTGCTGAATGCTGCGAACAATCCAGTAGCACCGAGGAAATCAACTACAAGCTGCTCGCCTTTTTTGTTCTCAGCAGCGATTGCATCGATACTTACTTCGTTACTATCATCATCCACATCATCGACAACCATCGGAATCTTCCAGAGCTTGTCACCTTGTTTATTGAAGGTTTCCTTGCCTTCTTTATCTTTCAGAGCATCGATGCCTTCCAAAAACTTCACGATATGCCAACCGTCTTCTGCGCGTTTAAAGCCTGACTCAATAACTCCTCTTTCCTGTGCTTGTACTTTCATGTAACTTTTCTCCTTTTCGTTTATTTATGTTGCAATTATTTGTTATAGGTTAATTAAATGTCTTCCTGCGACAGTCTTTCCTGAATCGCCGCTCTCTCGGTTTCAAGAGCAAGATACTGCGCCTTCAAGCGAGCCATCTCAGCGCCGATAGCAGTCGCGTATGTTCTGGTTACTTCACGGAACTTACCAAAGCGACTAAATCTTGAGACCTTAGCTGCTACGGCAGGTTTGGTAACAATGCTGGCTTTCTTCGCAACTGGTTTAACTGTTTCTTTGATAGACATATTTACTGTTCTCCTTTCTATAGATTTTTGTTAATTGTCTTTCTTGAGCTTGTTGTTGACCTGTTTAATATTATACATCTGGCCTCGGACTTCTTTTAGAGCCTTAACGAAATCATGGATGCCGATTTTAATATTGCTATAAAACAACTTCACTTCCGCATCTATTTTCTCGCTATCTCCCTGAATCTCCCAAGCCACCTGCGAACCACTGTCTTGATTCTTTTCTCGCTTGATATAAGGTATCACTACAAGTCCTCGCATCATGAGAAAAGCTACAATGTTCGCGTCTTCAACTTGTGTTGCCTTTACTGAATTTACCACCTAAGCCTCCTTGAATTTATTTGTCTAAGATTTTTCCCTCCTTTCCTGTTTCTTTTTTCTTTCTCCTCTTCCTTTCTATTTGAAAATTCCATTGGCTTCTCTAAAAACTTTTCCTACATGAAATTTGCGCTTAACAATTCCCTTCGGTGGCATAACACCAGTCCACTTGGCTAGGTAATCATCGTTGGGATTGAATGAGATTAGCGGCGCGTAATAGTTCCAAGTAGCCGCAGTAGTTGATCCAATCTTGGGAGCCTCAACACCTTCGGGAGCTTCCCAAGGTTCAATGTAACCAATAAAGTCAAAGAACCCATCCATCGATTTGCTGAACTCTTGCCCCATCAATGCTGGTGCTGCGGATAGCGCACGATTCCATTTTGGGCGATCTGCTAATCTGGCGGTGCAGACAATATCAAAACCTGCCATTGTTAATGTTTGTAATGCTCGCATGAGTCGATTCATCTGGCCAGCAAGAGTTCCATAGGCTTCCTGAGACATCTTCACCTGCATGGTCAATGCTTTGAGAATTTCATCTTTCTCTTTCTCTGATTTAGAATCGAAATTCTCTTTCAGGATTTCTTGGGATAAGTGGACAAGCATCAGGTGAGTGAATGAATCCAGAATGATTGTCTTGGCTCCGGTGAATTTCTCGGAATCGTAGAGAGTATCGATTAGATCATCGAATCCTACATAGACTCCGACTTTCATCTTTAGATCAGGTCGATTGATCGCAACTACACTGGTGCCGATCTTCCGGCCTTCTGCGGTGAGATAGACTATAGGATCATTAGCGGTTTGGATTGTCGTACAGGTCTTATGGCCACCGGCGAGGGAATATATAAGCATTAGATTGCCCTGCCCTTCTGAAATGTTTTTGTAATTAATTAATCGCATGAACTATCTCCTCTTCTTTATCTTATTTATTTCGGTTATTGTATTGTTAATTTGTTCAATAAGCAATGGAAGCGAACTAAAAAATTTTTCAACTTTTTTTACAAAATTACGGTCTCCGCGCAATGGCAATACAGGTAGTTTTTTTATTCTTTTCATTTAATTTTTCTCCCTTATTTTATAAAGTTGCTCACTCACATTTCCATTCGCACAAATATATTTCATATCACATGGAATCCCTGGCAGTACATTATTGCAGGCTTTCCAGTTCTTATAGAAATTCCCTGTCCATCGTGCCGCAAGGATTTCAATTACGATTTGCTTGTAGCGCTCAGCGATACCGGCAATATCAAATTCACCACGATAGAATTTCTTACCGTACATATTTTTCTCGCGGTCATAGCCGATGAAATAATTAGATGGCCGAGACAGAACTTCATCATAAACTCTTTTATAAATCTGCTCGGGAGTCTCTTCGATTTTCTTCCGGCCTTTCTGTTGTGGGAACTGAACTATTTCCATTACACAGTATTCGAGCTTGGGATCGGCAAGGAAATAAGTTCCGATTTGTGATTGCAGGAAAAATGGATCGAGATAAAATTCAGGTCTACCGGATAATTTGTCTTCGGTAAAATATGTTGGATATTTCCGATCATAGAAACCGGAAATAGTTAATGGAAAATTCCACCGGCGTTCATCTTCAGATTGGTTTGCCCGTTCTTGCCAGAGGTTTATGGCTTCTTTGCCAACTGACACCGATGGAATAAAAGCTGAAGCTGGCAGAACAATCTCATGAGTCATATTTATTTTAGATTGCAATTCATAACCGGCTTCAGTTTTAATATCTAAGTATTTATAGACATGGTATAGAGCGCGTACTTTTGCTTTGGTTAGGTCATCAATTTCGTATTTATCAATTAATTCTTGGATATTGATTTTCGCACCGAGATGTTTTTGCTTAATGGAATCCCACAGAGTTCCAGCCTTGAGAGGAACGCTCATAGCCGCAGGCCGCAATTCGATTCCTAATATTTTTTTGAGATAGTATAAATAATGGCAGGTACAAAAATCTCCGGTACTGGAATGAGAAAGTGGAACTATACGAGTGATGTCGGCAACGCATCGATATGCGCCTTGCTGCTTACAGAATCCACAGACACCGTGAAGAGTGTCCATTTTATCATCAGTAGCGTATTCGTAGAACTCACATTCCTTGTTATCGAAGCTCGGGGAAAATTTGGGACAGCGTTTTGAATCCAAAAGATTTCGCATATTGTCGGACTCCATTTCTATGATCTATGTTTAGTTTCAGGCATAAGATAAACGATGATTAATATATTGTCAAGAACTTTTTTACATTATTTTATATTGGCTTAATTAATAACAAAACATAATGCAAGTAGTTAGAATATCAAGATTTGAGGGATAAACGCTGATACCCTTGTTCCATTATCCACCGAACTGGCCGCACTTAATCCGGCAGCATTAATTGCTTTGACGGTATAGGCATAAGTTGTTCCTACCGTTCCTGTCGTGTCGTCAAAGGTGTTTGTGCCGTGAGATATAGCCGTGTCGCTGTTTAAAACTGAACCGTCACGATAGACTTTATGTCCTGATGTTTCCCCCGTTCCTGCTGTCCAAGTGATTGTGACTTTATCAGTAAGGTTATCAGTAGCGGAAACGGAAGTTGGAGCATCAGGGACACCGTTATAACCAGTTGCATAAAGTGATAAAGCCCTTCCTGCGTTGGTAGTATTTTGGTATGTTTGAACTCCCTGCCCGAAATAACTTCCGCTTCTAAATCCGAACCCGCTATACCCCGAATTATCCCTTTCCCAGTATCCGGTTTCGTCATAGACACCTATACAGTCGCCGATGGTAACATCACAATTTTTCCCAGTAAATGTCTGTTTGCTTCCACCTGTTACATTGCCTATGGTTTCATAATCCCGATCATCCCAATCAGTACCACTTCCCGAAAAAGTACCAATCACAACCGCCGTCTGGCTAGTGTTAGCCCAAACTTCAAAAGAATCTAATATGCCCGTAGCATTAGCCGGATTATTATAATCAACTTTTGTCGTTCCAGTAGAAGAGTTAGCCGATGCGCGGTCTATTGCCCCAGCTCCTATATCAATAGTTTCGTACGCCATTATGCCCTCACACTATAACTGCCGATAGTTTCAACTGCTGTGTTTTTTTTCTTATGGGGATGCCTCATATTCTGTTTCGCCTCTTCTGTTCTAGGTATTCCCTTTAAAGAAGGAAGTTTTGCCTTAGTTTCCCTTATCTTCTTCTTTGTTTCTTCAGATATTTTTTTGCCTTTATTTCCTAAAGATATTTTTGTTTTTGTTTCCTCTGATGTAGGATGCCCTTTCTTTGTTTCACTCATCCTTTGTCGAGTTACAGATGATTTTTTCTTTCCTCTTTGCCCTTTGCTCATTTTTAGTCTTACTTCTTCTGAATACTTTTTACCACGCATAGGACTTACTTTCCCTTTGTGTGATTCCTTCATTTTGATTTTAGAACTATCCGAAAAAGAATACCCGTCAATTCCATCTCCACCATTTGTTAAATTATATCCAATAGGAGATTTGCAGTTATAAAATTTTATCCAATAAGTCTCTTTCTCGTTTAATATTTCTCGACTGTCGGAATAATCTATTATTTCAATAACGAACGATTCAATCCCGTATTTATTCATTGCTTTAGCAATAGGGAATTTGTTCTCCCTAATATGGGTAGCAATCCTTTGATTTACATCTTTTTTTGTTTGTCCGATGTAAATTTTCCCATTAACTCTATTTTGTATTTTATATATAATCATTTATCCCCTTACAGAATAGATTGGTGATATGGATAAAAAATCAACCTCTTTAAGTGCCGATACTTTGGCTTCTGCATTTGCTATTTTGGAGTTCCACTTTATTGCATCTGGGTCTGTTTGTTTTGTTTCTTCAGGCATAAGACTTAATACTTTATATGTATTCCTTCTTGCTAGATAACCAATATCTTGATTGACAACTTTTGCTATTCCGTTCTTACAATGCAAATCATCTTCAAGATAATTAAGATGTGTCTGTGCTAAAGCAAACTCAAAGCAGTAGAGGATTTCCTCTTCTGTGACATCATGTTCAAATTGGATTGCATGATTACAGAAGGGATTATCTCTTTCTTCTGTTGGAAGTGAGGCAAGCCAAGTATCATAATCCTTTTGGTCAACTGGAGAACCTTCTTTATCTACCTTTCCCTGATAACCACCCTCAGGAATAATCGGCACGATAACATGATGTTCTTTCTGATACTTATCCCAACCTTCATCCCCTTTTTCAAGATAGAATGAGGCAGAAATATTTACCATCCCCATAGCAGTGTATTTGTCTTTTGTTATTGGAAGTATTTTGAAGTACATAAAATCCTTTCTAAGGTAGTTGGAATACCAGTTCAACGATTAATCCCTTCGGAGCAGTTGTTTGAACTGCATCAACATCAATCCGCAATACATCTCCGGTAACGACATCATCATGCGCTGCATCAATAGTCCCAGGCTGAGCCGATGTTCTGGTGGAAGTTTCTCCGGTTTCAATTCGCATTTTGGTAGAAAGCATATCAACAGCATCTGTCACATTGGCAATTTGAATATCGGTATTGTTTGTAGTTCCCGCAGTAATAACTGTTGCAGCTACTCGAACTAAATTCATTCCAGTTAATTCAGTAGGAACCACAAAATAAACTTTTCCGTCACCAGTAGCTACGTCAGTTGTTGGAGAAAATGCTATTATTTGTACGACTCTGCATCCATGATTACTGCCAGCCAGAGCATCAGGAGATATGAATTTCCCATTCTCAGTGCCAGCATTTACTTCGGCTATGCTGGCAACAGCTATTGAAGAACCAGTTGCAGGATTTAATAACTCCCATCGGGTATTGGCTAGATTATAAGCAACTAAACACACAGCACCAGCAGCCGGAATATCTGCGGCAGCTAAAGCAGAGCTGCCTTTTTTAACTATCGTATGCGCTGTTAATCCATCAGGAGCAAAGGTCGGAGTTGTGGAGGTATTAGCTCCACTAGCCACAAACAAGCAAACCCGGTTATTCGATAACGTAATGTCCGGTGTATAGTCTGCGGTAATTGCATCAACAGTACCAGCGGCATTAGCAATTGGTATTCCAGCTACTGAAACATTTACTTCCAATAAATTCGCGGCAGCTATGAAAGCAGCCATTTCGCTTAAAAAAGTATCACCGTCATCTGAAAACGTAGATGGATTTGACCTGCTTGGATAAACTGTAAAAGCTGGTATAGGCATTTTAATCTCTCCTTAAACCGTTAATATTGTTCTCGACCTTATAAATGATCACGTCAAGCCCTCCAACTCAAGAGCGCAGTCACTCACAATTGGACCAGACAAAACAATCTGAAAATCTTTATAGTAACCATAGACAATTGTACAGCCATAGTCTTCATCACCAATCCAGACAATCGGAGTTGTTCGATACAATGCAAGCTGTCGTTTGGTTTCATCGACTATAGTATTTTTGATAACTAAATTGCAAGTCATCCTATCAGCAAAAGCGCGAGGGATAATTTGCCAGTTGCCAAATACGTCTTGAGTCTTGGTTGAGTAATCAGTAATGCCGACAGACGGGCTCCACTTCATTGCGCCGATATTATATTTCTGGCCGACAATGATTGCGCCGCATTTTGCAATTCCACCGGTGTTGGTAATGGTAATAGATATAGTCGCATTCGGATAGGGAGGCAATACCGATGTAGATAAATTTGTTTTGACTAAAGTAATTGCTCGGACAATCGGCTCAAAAAAATAAGTGTACCAATCAGTGACATTGATCGTAGTGATGAGATCGGTAGTCACATTATACACAACACCTTCAATGGGATCAGTAACTGTAATTGTTACAGAAGTAGCATCTAAATTTAAAAGAGCAATTGAGTCTATCAGCCCTGGAGTTAAAACAAAATTTATTGATTCTGTTTGCTCTGTCTGCGTACCAAGAGATATATCAAAAACTTTCCACCGGTTTGTACTGCCAATTTCTAGCCAATAGACAGGTGCGGTTTGATCGTCATCGGGAGGATAATGGCCGATGTTAGTTCCGGTGCCTACGACTATTGATTCGTAGATTTTGTGGATATCAGGAGTCGTGACCATAACACGATCACCAAAAGAATAGAAAGGTAAAACGAATACAGCGCGTTTGTAAATGTCACCTCCCATAGTACAAGCATAAACTTCTCCGGTAGATTTTACGGCTACACCTGACCACGGTCGTGAAGTTTGCGACAAAGCAACGAAATTGCCAGTTCCGGCAGTCCGTTTATATATATCACCATTAGCGGTAGTTGCATATACGTTGTTGCTCGCATCAACTGATAACCCTGTCCATGCTCTTGATGTTTGCGATAGTGCAACAAAACTGCCAGTACCATTAGTCCGCATATAAATATCTCCACCATAAACGGCAGCGTAAATATTGCCATTAGGTGCTGCTGCCATTGCTGCCCAATTCCGCGATGCTTGTGAGAGTGCCGCAAAATTTCCAGAGCCAGCTGTTTGCATGTAAATATCACCACCAAACACACAACAATAAATATTACCACTGACCGCGCAAGCAAACCCTGACCACAATCTTACGGTTTGAGACAAGGCATTAAAATCACCGGCACTTGCGGTTTGCATATAGATATCACCATTGCTAACGCAAGCATATACATTACCATTCGCAGCAGCTTTTATAGAACTCCAATTTCTTGATGTTTGAGCAAGTGTAACAAAATCTCCTACACCAGAAGTTTGTTTGTAAATGCTCCCATTGTTGATTACTGTATATATATCCCGTAAGGTGTAACTACTTATATAAAATAAACCAGTTGCCGATATGCAAAGTCCAAAGGACGATCCACATGGATGGGTTAAAAATACCTGCCAAGACGTAGTGCCAAATGCTAATTTGTAAATAGTGCTATCTCCGCCCCATAATCCATATATGTCACCGGTGAAGTCCGATTGCATCTCTTGGAAGACCAAATTATTGATTTCGGCAAAGTCACCAGCGCCTGCGGTTTGTTTATAGGTGTGACTTGATGTGTTTCCGGCAGCGATTATATAAACACATACAAAAACACTTCCATCGGGAGTAACACAAACAGAACGAAAATCCGCAGCACTTGATGGCAAGAAATCTACCACTTCAAAGTTTCCTGCACCTGATGTTTGTTTATAGAGTTTCCCGCCTGTACCCCAAACCGTAGCATAGATATTCCCACTAGGAGCCGCCGCTAACCCTGACCACTTTCTCGCGGTTTGGGCTAGGGATACAAAATCTCCTACACCAGAAGTTTGTTTGTAAATCTGACCATTAACGTCACTGCTTACACAGGCGTAGATATTGCCATTAGGCGCAGCACACATCTTCCACCAGTTTCTATTGGTTTGCCCAAGTGCAGCAAAATCACCTGTACCAGATGTTTGTTTGTAAATATCTCCACCCATGACACAACAATAAACATCACTATCTGGCGCAACACACATTCCATAATAAACTAGTGCAGTCTGTCCTAATGCAGTAAGCCTATCACGAGAAATGGCGCAAGCCAAAACATCAGAGCTTGGAGCCACGGCAATTGCATTCCAATTTCTTAGGGTTTGATTCTGTTGAACAAAATTATTGTTACCGGTGCTTTGAATATAAAAATCACCGCCATAAACAGCGGCATAAGTCTTTCCAGAGGGATCACTACAAATCGCCCACCACGTCTGAGCTGTCTGATCCAATCCAACAAAATTACCAACGCCTAATGCCTGCTGATAAATATCTCCATTAACGCATACGCAATAAACATTTCCAATCGGACTTACTGCCATCCCTGCCCATGCGCGAGATGTTTGGGTTAGAGTTACAAAATCTCCGGTTCCAGCGGTACGCTTATAAATGCTGCCGTTATACACACTACAATAAATATCGCCACCAGCATTGGCACACATGCCGTACCAAGATAAACTAGCTTGTGACAGCGCACCAAAGGCTCCACTTCCATCTGTGGACTTGTAAATATCTCCGCCATTCACGCAGCAATAAATATTACCATTTGGTGCTGCACACATGCCCTGCCAAGCTTTATTGCCCTGTGATAATGTACTAAAGGTCGTGCCGCCGTTTGTTGACCGATATATATCACCGCCATTCACACAGGCGAAGATATATCCGGTAACTGGACTCACGCACATACCTGACCAATTGCGAGAATCAGCGCAAACCTGAGTGAATGCACCAGCACCAGCAGTTTGTTTATAAATCGTTCCACCATAGACTGCTGCAAAAACATCGCCACTTGCTGCCGCTGCCATTGCCTGCCAGTTACGATTGGTATCATTTAACTTGATAAAATTGCAATCCAACCATTCCGCGTAATCATCTTCAGGGACTGTCGATGAAGTTAGTTTTGTATCATCAATTGTAATCGGTCTTATGATATTCATTTTAATAACCCCTGTCAGTAGGCATACCAGCTACTTCCCAACGGTCAAGAAGCTTCGCTGTTTTTTGAGTATAGCTGGCAATTGAAACATTGCCTTTATTGATTTCGTTTCTCAGCGATCTTACTTCTGAAATCAACTCTTCTGTATTCAGCAATGACTTACTATCTTTATTGCTAAAGATTTTACTTGGTCCGGTGAACTCCATTTCGGGACCATTTTCTCCTACGATCCTATAGCCACCGGCAAAGTCTCCACCTTCTGCGAAAGCAGGAACATGGAGCGCACGAATATAATCAGCATAAGTCGCATAGTTCTCAGGTTTAATATTCCCTCGTGCAGTTTCCAGATATTTATAGTATTGATCTGCGCTGTCCGACATCTGCATTAAAGCATTATAAGCGGCGAGGCCAGCATCAGTAGTGAGGTTAAGGGATTCAACAAGTCCACGATAACCAGCGCGAGTTCCAGGCAGATCGAAACCGTACATGCCAAGCATGTCGAGCAAAGATGATTTTAACTTGGATTGCTTCTCCGCATCGCTGAAGAAAGCGTTATAATATTTCTGCATGGACTCGGTTAATTTATCCAAGCCACCGGCGATAGCGATGAGGCTTTCGGAGAATTTAATTGCCTCGGGAATTGTGCCGTTGAAAGATTGGTTCACCATTTTAAGGTAGTGAAGGATTGTTTCTTTATCAGTAACCAATCGGACTGCGGTTTCCATTAAACCTTCGTTTAATTTCTGATAGCCTTTTATAACAGTTCCGAACAATGCTTCAACAGCCTTATCTCCAGCAGCATTGAAATAATCGGTTAATGCTTTATTGATTTCATCAGTAGTCTTTCCTTGAAGATTTATTTTAGTTGTTTCAAAAACATAATTCAAAGTTGCATCAAGATCAGTGCCTAACCCTTTTGCTAATTCGATTAAGGTTGCGCCCATATTCTTAAATACCTTGTCAAACATATTGGAAACCTCGCCATTGAGAGATTGATAAATATCATAAGTCCAATTAGAGTCCTTGCTGAACCATCCACCATCAGTATGCACAAGAACTGTACCGTATTGTTGGCTTCCAACTGATCCACCTGCCTGTAGAGATCGGTTACTGGTTCCACCAAACATTACACCGGATGCAACTAATGATTGAGTAGTCTTTCCACCAAAAACATCTCCCATAAAGTTCGCTATATTTTGTGCTAACTTATCTTGGCCACCTATCCAAGGCGTATAAAGCATTCCAAAGGAACCTTGAAGAATTGTAATAAATACATTTGCGGCACCAAGCATTAAGCCTTTGAATAACTCAAGTTGTTTTGATTCCCATTCTGTCGCTCCAAAATTATAAGCATTGCTAATTCCACCTGTGCGAATTAAACTCGTGACAAGACCAGTGATATTATTATTTAAGGAAACCAATTCGTTATATATTTTTGTTAGCTTCACTTCCTCGACATTATAAATGCTTTCCAGCATCTTTAGAGAATTGGCAATCGATTCGCTTCCGGTTCCATTCGCAGCACCAAGTAATGTGCTTTCAGGAAGAACTGCCGCTGTAGTAGCAGAACTCACGTTCCCATTAAAAGCCATATTGTTTGCGGCGAATAAAGACATCAATGCGCCAGCAACGGCAGCAATACGAACTACTGCGGTGTATCCATCGCCAGAGGTTCCAGCATTAGCGCAGGCTTCAACAGCTTTAACAACGGCAATTGCAAGAGCTGCGGCTTTTTCCGCTACTGCAAATTCCATCGCCATCTGGTGATATTTTTTCTGTTGTTCGGAGCCTTGAGCGTAAGTATTGGCAACGGCTTCAAGACCACTGCCAATTGTAGAGAATACGTCTTGTGCCTGAGATAAGCGCTGAGTATATTGATCTGCCCAAGTTTTATTCGTAGCGATTGCTGCATTTATGTCAGCAGCTTTAGTGGCTTTAATCAATCCGAGCTTATCCTTGTAATAATTAATTTCTGCCTGTCTGCGAATTTCAATAGCATCTAATTGTTGCTGAGCGTAAGCGCTTTCCATTCCAGGGATATCTTTTAAATATGCAGCGGCTTTCGCTGACATCTGCGCAAGCTCTCGGGCATTACTCTCTTCCCGCATGTTCGCATACTTTTCCCATTGCTTATTGTAATCAGCATCGAGAGCTTTCATCTCAGCAACTCGTACCGCATAGGTCTTGCCATTGGCATTAATCAGATCACCTTGATGACTATACCAAGCATTCAAAGCTTTTTGTTTACTATTTATATTATCATTCATTACCGAAAACTCGTTATAGCCAGCGATTTCTAACATCTTAGACGCATGGTCAACTTGGGCTACTTGGTCTTCATACATCTTTTTATTTGCACTGGTCAGTGCTACATAGATCGCGCCGGCATCTTTTGCTGCATTATTCATTGCTGCTAAGCGAGCGACTTCAGCATCGCGTTTTTCCTTTTCAATCTCAATGGATGATTTTGACGCTCTTTTTTCAGCATTAACTACACCGTCAATATTAGCTATTGACTTTTCAGCTAGTATTCGCGCCGCTTCCATATCAGATTCAGCACTGGCTTTATATTCCTTCGCTAGGTTAGCCCAATACTTACTTGCTTCTCCAAAACTAAGAAAGGCATTCAACTCGTCCTTCTTTTGCAAAAACTTACTAATACCAGCAGTAGCAAGCAAGGAGACAACTCCGATCCCCTGGAATAGTCCAAAAAGTTTTTGAAAGGCTATAATTAACGTTTCGCCAACTATTTCTTTAAGTTCTTGTATCTGCGCTCTAAATCTCTGGAGAGCGATAGTTGATTCATTTTGAGTGCCTTGCAATTGTAAGGTTTTGACTCTAAGGTTGGCAATAACTAACGCCATAAGATCAGCTTGAGTAGCGCCATTCTTAATTGCCTGAGCGACTATCAACATCTGCTCTTTGGTCACAGCGCCAGATTGCACCATTGCTTTCGGCATACGAGTAGCAATACTATCAGATATCCGTTCATAAGCTTCGGAGACACTAGTTCCCATGTAAATTGATCCAGCAATAACAACTTTAGAAAATTCCACAATCTGTTTGGGATCGTAACCTGCCAGCATCAACTTTGTAGCCTTTATCATTAGGTCGGAATCATCAATTGTCTCTTTGGTATATGCCTTCATATTTGCAATCATTGTAGCAGAAGCGGCTCCACTCTCTTCGGCAATGAGATGGAACGAAGATTCAGTTTGTTGTTTCTTCGCGCCGAGTTCCATGTATTCCAAAACCTTTTGAACGCCAGTGGTCAGAACATAATAAGCCGCATAAACGCGAAGGGCTGCCCGAGCCATTGCGGCCATAGACCATTCTTGCTTACCCACCATTTCATCATGAAGATGAGCAAGGCTATCATTCTTCGCACGTTCAATATTAATCCAGTCTTGAGAATTTTTCTTTAAAGTGGATTGGAGGATTGCGGCACCCTTAGTGGTTTCATCAATTTGTCTTTGGATTGTTGCCTGAGACCGGATACCGAGATTATCCCAATACTGTTGCTGAGCGGCCTGCATGGCTTTGGTTTGTGCAATCTGCGTAGCAAACTGTTTAGCATTGAGTGCCTCAATTTTAGCAGCTCCCATTGCTGCTGCTCGAGCTTGGTCTTCAGCACTGGCAGTAGCAGACTTAGCGATGGTTTCATAACTCAGGATTGCATTGGCTTTCATCCGAGTGAACATTTCATCGGATTTAGTACCAAGATTTTTCCAAGCCTTATCTATCGATACGCCTTTTTCTTCGGCACTGGTTAAAGCATCTTGCAAACCTTTATCGTATCTGGTTCGATCAAGGTCTAGTTCAAATATCATTGAACCGGCTTTTGTTCCACCTTCGGACATTATTGACCTCGCTCAATAATTGATTTCATTTTCGCTTTGCTTGCGGCTATCGCTGGCCGAAAGAATTTCTGACCACGACCAGGTCGAGTCGCGTATTCAAACATGGTGGCATAGTAGGCTTTCTTCTGGCCGACCATTACCCAAATATTATGTACTCCAGCTTTTACATTCTGAACAATACGAACTGATCTCAATAGTTCACCGGCATCACGCGCAGTCCACCATTTACCGGCATCCTTGCCACGTTTATATGCTGGCCGACTGATAGCATGCTGTATGATTGCTTGTAGATTGGAGCGAGTTTTCTCCGCAAGAACCGTTGCCGCCGCCTGCATTCTTTCACTGGCAACCTTATCTGCCATCTTATTAACAGCCTGTGGATTCCAGAAAATATGTGTTTTAGCTCTCAACATTATTTCTTCTGGCGCTCCTTTAAAAAGAATTGGTATGTATGATAAACTCTTATAAAGACTTCCCAATGATTCTTCACCTTGGGATGGTGATCTATCATCGACCACAATGCGTTATGGTCAAGGTCTAGCTCATGGTTACTTTCGCCGGTAAAATATAACTTTATCTGGCCACGAATTAACTGATATATTTCCGCCGGTATATAATTGTCTTCTAGCAACTCGACACGGCAGGTCTCGCAATCAGGACTACCGGCAACTCCTCTTGCATTACGCTCTTCCCACATCGTTCTGCATTGGTCACATGCAGTTAACGTAACCTCGTGGTCAGTGCCTTCGTCAAGAACAATGGTTGCAGCCTGCGAGGTCACAAACTGCAACCACTCTATCAGTTTTTTTCAGCAGCAGCCTTAGCATCGCCAACAGCGCCGGAGATCGTCTGCAAGCAGCGACCAACAAAACGAGCGAACACTGGTTTCTCCATCAGCTTCATTTTGTTTTCCGTTGTGCATTCAATATTGGTTCCATCATTATTCAGGAACGGAGCCTTGTTCTCCCATTCCATAATAATGTGATCCCAAGTGAGGGTTTGGTCCTTCTTCTTCTGCTCAGGAGTCTGGTCAAAACTTGTAACCCTTTCCATCTTCCGAGTGCTTGGATTAAGAACATGCTCAACGATCTTCTTGGTAGTGTCACGTTGTATCTGTTCAATAATATCACTGGTAAGTGGCCGTAGTTTTACCCTACCGATCCCCTCTACTGGTTCATCAAAAACAGTTTCTCCATCCGTCAACCTGACCGAACTTGTCTGAAACGGAAACCATTCACCTGCGCTGTCATTAAGATCAAAATTCATTGCGCGACCGAGCCTTTCTGACTCACTAAGGAGTCTGCTTGTTTATGTTAATATCACGAAGGCACCGCTAACCTTGCCTTCAAAACTTGTCTTTGCACTGCCATTACGATCTGCATCGACCTTGCCTGCGGAAGTCATCAGAATTGTTCCACCGCTTCCGATACCTAAGTAACTGGTGCTATTGATCCAGAAACGAATGCCGGAAGTCGTAGAGCAAACCAATTTTATTGCATTGGCTACACAAGACTGAAGAGTTAGCTGCTGCGGATCAGTCGGATCGTAAGCGACATCAGATAGAGAAATTGTACCGCCATCTGCGGAACCAAATTCAAAGATGTCTACATCCACTCCAAACTCCGAAACATCGACTGTCTTTCTTGTCATACCGGAAAGCGAATACTTTCCAGCACCGAGTATCTTTGAGGTCGCTCCCAAAGTTACTTTCTGAAACGCACCTGATAATGTTGCTGCCCTGTCTGCCATACTGAAAATCCTCCTTTAGGTAAAGATTAGCTTTACTATTATTCTTGTAATTGTTTATCGATTTCTAGTGCTTGATCTATGGCCTGTTTACTCTTGCAAGCTCGATAGAGCCTGTTTGTTGCTGTATTTACCACCATTGTCGTTAAATGTCCAGCGGGAACTGAAGTATCTACAAATATTTTATATCCCGCTAGTTTCAAATCCGCGCAGAATCCAAAATCTTCGCCAATCGGAGTACCATCGAGATTTTTTTGAGACTTGAACCAAGGATAAGGCATGTTGCGAAACACTTCCATGTTATACATGATGCAGCCAGTGCCAGTAGCATCAACTTCAACAAGGGAACCATCTTCCCAATCATCAATACTTTCATACGCAAATCTGTCATCGCCCAAATCAACCATCTTCATCATTAACGAATCAAATGGAGGATAACGCCGATGGACTAAAGCGCCTACAATTGGTAAATTGTGGGATAGCAGTACCGGAACTGTTTTAGGATGATATACTTGGTCAACATCACACATCATTAAATTCGTGGCTCCCATCTGCAATGCTCGTTCCACGATATTGTTTCGCAGGTCTTCGATATGTCCGTTGTCAGCATGGATTAAAGTAAAATCAGGCTTCTCCATTAAGATAAACGAATACAAGAAACTCGCCGGTACAAACGGAAACGTGCAGGGAATGCCAACCGCTAAGTGGAAATTACTTACCTTCATAATTTATATCACTCTCTTCCTGTTCCTCAATGGGAACTAATTTGAATTTCCTTAAAACAGTCGTAAGGTTTTTTACCTGTTCAGTACCAATAAACATTTCAGCGGTTACAATTGGAATATTCTTGGCTGAAAAATGAATATTGAGAGTACGCACATATTTCAACCCCAATACATCACAAATTTCTTTTTCTATTCCTGGATCAAGTCTCGTTGACATTTTCTGCTTTCTCTACCTTTCTCAGAAGTAATATACCGCACTTCTGTTCGGTCTTAGATATATATTCATCAACCAGTTTCCAATTCTTTTTATCCTGCTTCAGGTCTACCGCTACACCGGCACAGCCATAGGGATAGCCGATTTGACTGTCGTGGAAAATCAGGAATCCATTAGGCTTTAGGAACTCACTATAAGTCTTCACATCAGCCTTGACACCATCATACATATGATCGCCATCAATCAGAATCGCATCGAAACATACCCTAAGCTGCCGCAGGCAGGCCACTGTATCTTCATGATGGCTGTCACCTATAATCTCTTCATGTGGGATATCTCGAAGGACGTAGGAGCGTATATGGGCTTTGGGATGCTGGTTGTTATCGATCAGAACCATTCGCTTCGGATGGAAATAATGATCGATAAGGAAAGCTGAACCACCAGCAGCGGAACCAATTTCCAGATAATTCTCAATGGTATCATCCAGCATCGCTTTGATGCAGGGAGCCAGTTCGTCAGGTACTTGTTGAGCTTGGACACCGCCCTCGAAACTTC